CGGGAGGCCCTTTACCGGGAACTGGCAAAGCGCCGCTGACGTCAGGCCATCGCCGGGCTTTGCATGCGGGAGAAGCAGGGTCGACGGTGACAGTCATGGGCCCTTGGCCGCCGTGCGCAACCTGCGGAATTGAACAGGTGATCTGATGGGCATGATGGATCGGGTGCGGGATTGGCTGGCGCCGTCCCGCCCGAGGTCCATCGCGGCCCCAACAGCTCGCACCGACTTCATGCGCGGCAACCGTGGCGTGGTGTTCGGTGGGTGGCGTCCGGCGCTTCGTGATTCAGCCGACGATGTTGGATCCTCCTGGGATCTCGCCGCCGCCCGCACCATCGACCTGATCCAGAATTCCGGGTGGATGGCAGGCGCCATCGACCAGGCAGTGGCCAATACGGTGGGAACCGGGCTCCGTCTCAAAGCGATGCCGGAGAACGACCTGTTCGGCATGAGCAATGCAGATGCCGAGGCCTGGGCGCAGACGGTCGAGCAGCGCTGGAGCCTGTGGGCGGAGAAGCCCTACGAGTGCGACATCGAGGGGCGGCGCTCCTTCGGGCTCATGCAGGCAGCCGCCTTCCGCTCGTGGTTCGCCACCGGGGAAATCTGGGCCGAGCTTCCCTGGCGGGAACGACCCGGCGGGCGCTATGGCACCAAGGTCAGGCTCGTCCCGCCCCACCGTATCCCGCGCCGCAACGACAGCCAGCGCCGTATCGTGCAGGGCGTGCGCATGGACGGCGACGGCATGCCGATAGGCTACGTCGCGAGCCGGAAGGATCCAACACTCGGATCGGTTGAGTATGACGTCACCGCCCGGGATGATCTCGGCAGAACGCGGGTCATTCACATCTTCGACGGGATGCCGGGACAGGTGCGGGGGATCTCCCCACTGACGCCAGCATTGCAGGTGGCGCGCCAGTTCGACCAGCTGTCTGATGCAACGCTGAGGCACCCACCGATGGCGCGGCGATCGGTGACGGCACGGCATGGGCGGACCTGCTGTCCGTGATGGAGGGGGACACCGATCTGGCACCCATTGCCGGCATGCTGCGCTCGGAAATCGAAGGTCAGCCTCTCGCCGATTGGCGCAGGGCAGCCAACATGCTGGCCATCCATCTGGAGGCCGCCGATGCCATCGGCCTCGGGCCATTGCTCGATCTCTCGGAAGACCCGCAGATGTTCGAGGAGGGCGAGGTGGCGGGTAGCCTCGAGCCTGTCGTTGTGAACCACCAAGCGTCACTGGCCCACATTGCCGATGCGTGAGGTCGTGGAACTCGCCGCCCGCATCGCCGAACTTGAGCGCCGTTTCTCCGGCGTCATGCGCCACGGGACGGTCGAGGAAGTCGATGCAGCCCGGCAGCGGGTCAGACTGAACTTCGGCAAGGACGTGGACGGCAAACCTTTCCTGTCACCCTGGGTGCCGTACGCCCAGATCGCCGGAGCGCTGAAGGTTCACACGCCGCCCTCGAAGGGCCAGCAGTTCACCGCACTCTCGCCCAACGGCGACTGGCAGCAGGCCGTGGCGCTTCCGATGACGTGGAGCGACCACAACAAGTCACCGTCTTCCAAGGGCGACGAGAACGTCCTCACCTACGGAAACGTCACTGCAACATTGAAAGACGGCCTCTGCGAGGTCGTTGTTGGCGCCGCCACCCCGAAACTCACGTCTGCCGCCGTGACGATCAAGGTTGGCGGCGTCAACGTTGAAATCACTGGCGCCGGCGTGGCCATCACCGGCGGCAAGGTCACGCATGACAGCAAGAACATCGGCTCCACGCACATCCACGGTGGGGTCGTACCCGGCGGCGGGCTAACCGATGTGCCGGCGAACTGAAACGACGGGTCAGGCCGCGTCGTGTTTCCGGATCCATTCCCGGAGCGCCTCGTCGATCCGCGTCTGCCAGCCTGGACCGTCAGCCTTGAAGCGTTCGATCACGTCCCTGGAAAGACGGATCGTCGTCGATACCTTGGGATCCTCGAGCGGAGGCCGTCCGCGGCGCACGCTGGCCTTCGCGAACTTCTCCTGCCATTCGCGCGATGACAGGTCAGGCGCATCGTCCTCATCGAAAGCGGGGTTGGTAGATGGCTTTTTCGCGGTCATTGGCCTTCCTCATGCTGATGATGCGGTGCACGTCACCGCGCGGGGTCCACACAAGAACCACCATTCTCTCATCCAGAAACCCGATCGTGATGTACCGGGTTTCACCATATTCCATCCGGTCGTCTTCGACCGTCAGGCTGGCGCCGTCGAACACCTCATCAGCCCGCGCCATGTCGAGACCTCTCTCCGTGAGGGTTCTGGCCCGCTTGGCTTCGTCGAATTCGACGGTCATCCGAAATTTCCGTTACTACAATAAATTGCCGTCGTCAACATTTCTGTACGTACATTAATTCGGGTGAGTGCGGAGAATGGAGCCACTATTCTCCGCAGATTCTGCGGCGAATGTCCCGGGAGTCCTCGAATCTCTTCCATTCAGGAAAGGTATCACATGCCACGCTACGCCATCACCGAGAGGGCGGGCCCCTTCGTCGCGGCCCATCGCAACACCGGGGTAGGGACCGTTCTCGACCTCACGGAGCGTCAGGCGGAACACGAGCGACGGCTTGGCACGCTGGTCCGGCTGCCTGAGCCTGGTGAGAGCGTCGCTGCTGAGGCTCGAGTCAAACCTCCTGAAATCGTTGCTGTGACTCCTGAACCCGCCGCCACGCCGGTCAGCGAGCAGGAGACCAGGTCGGCAGCATCATCCCGCAAGCCGAAACGGTCCACGACGTGAACCTGCGCGATCCTTCCGTCGGCCTTGACGCAGCGACCGGCGGCATCCTCACCGGCTGGGACCATGTCGTGCAGTCGCTCCGGGACATCTTCGACACGCGATTCGGCTCGCGCATCATGCGCGAGTGGTATGGGTCCTTCGTCCCAAACTTGCTGGGCCGCCTCATCACGCCGGAGGAGGTCGTGCCGTATTTCGCGGCGATCACCTCGGCCATCGAGCAGTGGGAGCCGCGCTTCCGGGTCACCCGCATCGAGGCCGTCAAGGTGACGCGCGACGGGCAGCTCCATGTGTTTCTCGAGGGCGAGTATCGCCCGCGCGCCGTCTACGGCGACTTTACCGTGGCTGGTGCCCGTCGCCTCGACGCCTATGCCAATCCTGACGGGCTCTTGATCGAGGAGAGGCTGTCGCCATGAGCCGCTTCACCGCCATCGATCTCTCAGGGCTGGCACCGCCCGACATCATCGAGACGCTCGACTATGAAGCCATTGTCACGGCGATGCGCGACGATCTCGTGGAACGCTTTCCGCTCATCGCCGGGGTCATCGACCTCGAGGGCGAACCGGCGCGCAAGCTGATCCAGGCCTTCGCCTACCGTGAGCTTCGTCTCCGGGCCCGGGTCAATGACGCCGCGCGCGCCGTGTTGCTGGCGTCCTCATATGGCACGAACCTCGACCACCTCGGCGCACTGTTCGCCACGGCGCGGCAGGAGGGCGAGAACGACGACAGGTTCCGCCGCCGCATCCAGCTGGCGTCCGAGGCCTTCTCGGTGGCGGGGCCGGAAGGTGCCTATCAGTATCATGCGCTCACCGTGGCCCCTTGGGCGCGAGATGTCTCGGCGGTCTCGCACCGCCCCGGCGTGGTGGTGGTGGTCACGGTGCTGAAGGAAGGGGCCGACCCCATGCCAACGCTCGCCGAACGGGAGGCCATCCGGCTTCACCTCAGGGATGAGGCGATCCGGCCGCTTACCGATGTGGTCGAGGTGATGCCGCCAGCCATCCGGCGAACCCGGATCGTGGCGAAGCTGACCCTCTATCCCGGCCCCGACGGCGAGATGGTGCGCCAGCGGGCGCTCACTGCCGTCACATCCTGGGTTGAGAAGAACCGCATGCTGGGCATGAACCTCCGCCGCTCGGCGCTCTATGCGGCGCTGCATCAGGAGGGCGTGCATTCAGTTGACCTCATCTCCCCGGGGGAGGATCTCATTCTGGATGTCACCGAGGTCTATGCCGTCGATGCCATTGAAGTGACCGTTGCGTCGCTGCGGGATGAGTGACGCCGTGACGAGACAGACACTCCTGCCGCCCAACCACACCCAATTCGAGGAAGCGGTGGACCTCACCGGCGCGCGGATCGACGAACTGTCTGTCGAGACTCCGAAGCTGGTGCGGCCCTGGGAGGTTTCGTCTTCACACCTGCCGTGGCTGGCCTGGGGCCTCTCGGTCGATCTGTGGGAGCAGGACTGGTCGGAGGAGAGACACCGCGCGCTTGCGGCTAGGGCGCTGCCGATGCACGCGCGCAAGGGCACACAAGCCTCGATCGCCGAGCACATCCGCATCATGGGTGCGGATCCCCGCCGCTTCATCGTGCCGCCGGCGAAGACTTATCTGATGGAAGGCTTCACGGAGGAGGAAAGGCAGGCCTTTCTCGCCCGCTTTCCGCAGCTGCGCATCTATCCCTTCGTGGCGCGTGGGACATGCCGGTTTGCGCATTTCACGTCGGCGGCCTTCGGGAGAGCCAAGGCGTTTCTGGACGCCTCTTGCATCAAGGATGTCGGGGCGTGGTCGCGATATGTCCGCACGGCGAAGCTCTGGGATCATGGCGCGGAAACCACGCTCACCATCCGCGCCGTGACGCCGGAAGGTGTGGGCCGGTTCCACGCCGCCGAATTCGACGAAGTGGTGCTGGCCGCCAAGCTGACCAGGGCGTTGCATCTCGATGCGCCGCCCCGGGCCAAGGCGTTCCTGGTGGATGACTTCGGGGTGGCGCAGCGCCTGATCCGCATCCCGCGCGATGCCAGCTTCGATTATCGTCTGGGCCGCGAGACCTACACGACCGCGTGGCCCAACGCGGACCTTGTCGATGTGCGGCCGCAGAGTGTGGCCGAGCGGCACAATGGACAGGCCGGTGCGCTATACGCCACCAAGCGCCAGTTTCTCGCCGGCAAGCATCTGCCGCCCACCATCGCGTGGCAGCACATCTATGAGCGCTGGCATATCCACGAGCCGGACCGCGTGCCGGATGTCCGCGTCCGCTCCACGCACCTTGGATACACCCGGCTCGGCATGCCGCCGTTTCACGCGGAGGTCAGGACCCGGATCATAGGCACGCAGGCGCCGCGCACGGCGGGCCTGTTCGTCACCGGTCACCTGATGACGGGCGACAGAAAGCCCATCGGCCGTATCCGCGAGGCGGTGCGCGTCTCGAAGTCGCTCCGCGACCGGATCCTGCTGGATACGAAGACCTTCCGCTTTCCCCGCGCCGGTGACCGCCTGAGGGTCGGGACCGTGACGCTCGGGCGCTACATCGCGGCATAGAAGGAACAGATCCGTGGAACAGACCGTCATCTTCCGGGACCGGCAGGAATTGCAGTCCGCCGATCTCAACAACATGCAGGATTTCGCGCGGGCGTCCCTCGACCACGTGGTGAAGGACGCCGTCGATGGCGGCAAGGCCTATACCGGCTTCTCGGCGTCGAAGACCGCGGCCACCGAGATCACGCTGTCGCCGGGGCGCTATTATGCCGGGGGCCAGGTCTTCGCTCGTAACGAGAACGTGGTGATCGACCTGTTCAATGCGCTGCCGCTGGTGACGAAGAAGCGGGTCGCCATCGTCGCCTTCGGCCAGTCCGTCGACACCGATGTCCAGCCGCGGGATTTCCTGATCGATGCCCAGCTCGGCACCACCGAGCCGCAGGCGGTGGCCATGGAGAACATGCGCCGCGCCGAGCTGTCGGCGGTGGCGGGAGTCGAGGGCCCCGATCCCTCCTATCCCCCGACCGACGCCGCCACCGTGGTGATCTGCTATGCGGTCCTCGACACGGCGGGCATCGTCTCGATCGAGCAATGGGCGCCCACTCAGCTTCCCAACCTGAGGCTGGTGGCCAACCGGGTTGCGGCCCTCGAGGTGTGGCGCGGCCAGATCAGCGGCCAGGTCGATACCCTCAGGACCGATCTCTCGGCGCTGGCCGACCGGCTCGGCGCCTTTGCCCTGAAGAGCGAGACGGTGGACTTGACCGAACAGCTCGAGGAGCTGCGCCGCAAGGTCTATGAACCCGGCGCCTACATCTATTACGGCACCAATCATTTCCTCACCGACGAGGGCACGAACGTCGACCATGCCAGTTTCGACGCGGTGGTGGCCGAGGGCGTTCGCTTTCCCGAGGCGGGCTCCGCCGCCTCGGCCCTTGCCTTGCTCAACCCCAACAATGCCTTCGTCAGCGTGAACGGCGGTTTCGTGCTGCCGAAGTACGCCCACGGCCTGCGCATGAATCTCGCCGGCTACTCGGGCGAACTGCGCATGGCGCAATACACCTTCGAGACCACCGCCATCCGACAGCTGTTCCGCTCGCGCGAGCGGCGCCGCTACGGCGCGACCAAGCAGGTCTGCACCAACTCCTCCTGGTGGCGGCAGGGCATATACGACCAGGCTGCCCGGACCTTCACCCGCAACGGCGAGACCTGGGAGGTGGTGAACGGCATCCCCGACCGCATGCCCAACGGCCAGGTCATCCCCAACGGCAATGTCCACTGGGTGCGCCTGGCGCAATTCTGGATCGACGTCTTTCTCGAGCCCTACTGGGACCGGGTCAGCACCACCACGACCCTCAACGGCCAGCAGGTGGCCCAGACCTTCCTCAATTCGCAGGACGGCTGGCTGTCGCAGGTCGGCCTCTACTTCAGCCGCAAGGCGGCCTCGGGCGACGTCCACGTCCTGGTCTGCGAGACGGGGTTCGGCATGCCGGACCTGTCGCGGGTGATTTCTCGGACGGTGCTGCCGGTGGCCGACATCCAGGTCGGGGCCGCCGCCGCCAATGCGGCCCTTCCGGCGCTTCTCGAGACCACCGTTCCCATCGTCCCGGCCTATCTGGTCGCCGGCCGCCGCTATGCCGTCGTGCTGGTGACCACGGGCGATCATTACGTCGCCATGACCAACACCGACAACGGCGTCGTCCAGGGCACCTTCTTCGTCTCGACCGACGGCGCCTTCTTTGCCGGCAATCTCGTCGACGACCTCAAGATGCGGCTCTACTTCGCGAAGTTCGAGCGCTCCCGCCTCTCGGTGGAACTGAGCCCGCTGCAGCTCGCGGGCGGCATCCTCGATCTCGACATCCTGAACGAGGGCATCACGCCGCCCGCCTGCCGCACCGACTTCGAGGTGCAGGTGAACGGCGCCTGGATTCCGCTCGACGGGGCGCCCAACGGCCCGAACCTCTCGGGGCTCCCGGCCATCCTGCCGCTCCGGGTGACGCTCACCGGCACCACCGACCTGATGCCAGGCTTCGGCCTGACCAGCTCGCAAGCCATCGTCAGCCGCCCCAAGACGGCCTTCACCTGGCTGGGAACCACCCGGACGCTGGGGTCGCCCACCACCAGCATCAAGATCATCACCGACCTCCAGGCCTTCGACGAGACGAAGCACGACTGCACGGTGAGCCTGCTGACGGGCGCGGCGCTGGACACGACGGAAACGGCCGACGTGGTGGAGGACGTGCTTCTCGCCAACGGCGCGATCCGCCGGACCGCGGTGTTCAACCTGGCGGCGGTCAGCACCTATGCGGTGAGGATCGTCGGGTCCACCACCAGCGCCGCCGAGCAGTTCCTCGTCGCCGAACTGATCGAGTTCGCCCAGTCATAGGCTGGGCCAGCATGAGTACCCCGTAAGACAAGAGGAGACAGGCTGATGGCCCGCAAGCCCACGCATTACCGGATCACCGTCAACCGGCCGCTCGAGGTGATGAACGCCCGCTTCCGCCCGGGGGCGCGCTATACCGTGAAGGCTGCCGTGCACGAGGCGCTCCGCGACCAGGCGGCCGATGCCATCGCCACCGCCGAGCCCATGCTGATGGAGTGACACCGCCATGCTGAGGTTCGAGGATCTCCGGGTCCGCGACAGCCAGCCGCTCGACCGGGACTTCTTCAACCGGCGCTTCCGGCTGATTGCC